ATGTTATTAGTTTGCTTGAGAGAATTGTAAAAGAAGATATTAAAAAATAGAAGAAGAATAAAAGGAGGAAAAGAACATGGCAGAATATATGATTTCAGAAGCAAGAGGAAATGCAGTATACGAAAATAACTGCATCTATATTCCAGAGAACTACCCGGAAGACTGGCGGGAACGCCTGGAAGCTGGCGAAGTTGTCAGCTACGAAGAGGACGGCGAGCAGTGCGAAATCTGGCTCGAAACGGAAAGATAAAAATAAGCCCCTGGGAGATAGTCCCGGGGACTTTTATTGTCATCTTAACACACTTTAATTATTTTATTATTCACCCTCCGGCTTAATCGTTTTGCCGTGGATATACTCACATTCATCTGTTCAGCGCAGTATTCAAGAGTGTGTTCCTGACACCTCAGCCGGAACAATCTTTCTTCATCCGGTGTAAAATTACACTCTGTCAAGAACCTGTCTATATCTTTCTTAGTGAACACATATAATTTCATGAGCATACCCCTTATTAATGCAATTAACGTTGATTCTGCGCAAGATAATTTGTGAGCTTCTGTTTTGTTTTTTTTAATTCCTCGACGTTATTTCCGCTGATCTGGCTGTCCAACATGGTTGATAACACTTCCAGAATCAATGAATCACGTTCTGCGATTCTTCGAAGGCTTTCATAATCTCGTCTATCATGTTCTTCCAGTGTCTCTACTCGCTTATTAAGCCGAAACGCCGGGGTAATCCACTTAAAGATTACAGCCACCGCCCCTCCGACAATGGACACCCCTCCGCAGATCGAGAGGAAAATCTGTACAAATTCTGATATGCTCATTTAGTTACTCCTTTTCCCAGTAATATACCGGAATCTCATTACCGGAATCCCATGTGTCAAAATATTTGCCATCTTGTACCGTCACTACATGACCGTCTATGCAGAGGATGTATGTACCTGTTGGATGGTCTGTGCAAAAGTCATTGACTGTATAGATATATCGCTCTGACTGTTCTATCAACTTGCGCCTGTATCCATGCTTATAGAGATACGCTCCCCAGACATAATTTGCACTTGGCATATCTGACAGAGCGCACGCCTGTATCATTAATCCAGCGAATACCGTTTCCCAGTCGAACCCGGTTGCTTTACATATTGCCCGGACAGCACAATCTCCGACTCGATTCCCGGCAGGATTCGGATTGTAATATTCCCATCTATCCATCAGTCAATCCCCTTTGCTGTTTTATATCGTCTTGCCGCTCCTCTGGCTTTTGCGGCGTTCTGACGGTTCCACTTAGCTATCATGAGCCGGTCTTGCAGTTCCCTCAGGTTATTCTGCTTGCAGTAATCCTTGTATGCGGCATTTTGTTTTTGGAGAAGAAAAGACTTCCGGTCAAGGTCTTGCTGGAGTGCGAATTTTGCTTTTTCATTCGGTGCATTGTCGACTCCTGCTTGTAATCCAAGAACTTCACGCTTCGTTTTGCGGATTCTTCGCTCATAAGTGCGTTGTCGTTGCTCTTTTTCATACTGCTTTCCCTTGTTGGCTTTGTCCTGTGCTGACAATTCCGCATAAGGATTAAATTCCCCGTCACTGGCTCCGAAACTATGCCGACAGTTGACTCCTGACAGTCCGCTTGCTGTCCCATATCCGGTCAATGAAAACGGTGGAAATTTCTTACTCTTTCCAGAGCGAGAGTATATCTTGCCTTGCCAAAACGAGTGATTTCCCGGATTCTGACCTCCGTCGCCTGTTCTGGCTCCTATGTGCGCACTGACCAGAACTAAATCCCAGTCCATTTCTTCCATGCGTTTTAGCGATATATCGCCAGTAGCCTGTGCTACGCCAGTTCTAACAGAACGTGCAACTGCTGTTTCAATCGTGTCTTTTCTACCAGATGGATATGTGACAGTCACACCATCGCCCACAACATTATTAACCGCCTCTTTAATGGCTTGCGTATACCCAACTGCCCCTGTCATCACATGATTATATGCAAGGTCACACTGCTCGATATAGAGCCTCTGAGCGGCACTTGCAGTGGTTCTTGTAAAGTTCTTCCACTCGCCCATGGTTGCAAGCATATTCCGCTCCATGAGCCTTATCATAGCCGGGGACTGTTCGAGCGGCACAGGGCTTAATCCTGCCGCCTTGTATATCTTGTCATCATAGTTCATTGCAGTGATTCCGGCATCTTCAAACGCTTCAAGAAGTTCCTGCTGTTCACGTTTGGTATATCTGGATAATTCTGCCAGAATGTCCTCTAGTAGCTCACCGGATTCTTGTAGCGTTCTGATTCTCCACGCATCGGCGTTGGTCAGAATATAATCTTCACCTCTGCCGATTCTTGCCATCATCCGCGATACGATCTCAGAGATGATATACTGATGCAGTTCTTCGGCAATTTGCTCACTGCCCTCTGTTATCCGGCGCAAATATTCTGGGCTTAACATAACTATTCATCTCCAAACAGTTTTGGCTCGTCTGGCTGAGCTTCTTTGACCATTGCTTTTGCTTCTTCTTCGGTCATTCCTTCGAATTTTACAAAATACAGCCACGCTGGAACCTTGCCAGTAGTTACATACTGCCACCATCTTGCACGGTCATTTTCTCTGACATACAAGATATCTCCGAAATCATAATTGACTTCATAAGTTCCAACAGGTGCAAGTCCGTACAGGTCAGCATAAACGTTCAATGCATAGATTACTTCATCCAGGCAGGATTCCAGTTTGTCTCGAACGTCTTTGATAAACTGTACCGTTCTCTGCTGCTCTGCTTCTACTCCCGTAGCTGTCTGAATACCGCTAGATTCGTTAAAAACAAAATACCCGTTGGAGAATCCAATCTTGTACCCTAACTGGCTTAAAAGGGCATTTATGCCGCTTATACGGGTATCTGTGTTGAGTTGTGGATTGATTTCTTGATAAAACTCTTTCTCGTCCTGTCCGAATACATTCTTAACAAAGTGCGGTAAGTTCATCTCATTCCGCCTGTTCTCCATGCTCCGCGGTGACATGGCTGATACAGGCGTACCACTTGGCATCAGCAGTCTATCATCTGCCAGGACTATCTTCTGAGAATCGAAAATCTCTCCGGCATTACGGCTGTATGCAATGTCGAGGTCTTTTAGTTCCTCAATAGCTTCTGCAAATATCGGAAGTCCAAGTGGTGCACTAATATCCACGTTGTTCGCCTGTGGTGTCCGCAGCATTCCATACAACGGTCCGTCCAGCTTCTCGCCGTTTGCCTTGAGTATTGGTGGCGTGTCTGCCATAAGGTCAGCCCACTTGGTCTGTTTAAGGTCAATCTTATCGCCGATGCTCTGAGGAGATTTTGACACATAGACTCTGTTGGAAACGTAGTACGGATAAGTTGTCACGCCATCTATTGTAGTCTCGACAAATCTATGATATTCAAGCCTTGTATAGTATTTCCGTCCAACAGTATAAGAATCCTTGAATATAATCCCTTTGATCTCCTGATTATCATAATCCACAATCATCACATCCACCGGAGTGAATACGTCAAGGCTCTCACCGTTCGGCTTAATAAATACCGTTCCATAGGCACAGCCATATTCTACCCAGTGCCGAATCTGGAAATATACCTTGTCAATCTGCTCCTGAAGCCATGTAGCCCTTGCGGAGCCGTCTATCTGAATGCCGATCGCCAGTGTTGCGAGCCGTGCTGTCTCTGAGCAGACAGACTTTGCAAAGTTAATTGTCTTGATATTGTTCTTATCATCTAGCCATTCTGGTACACCTCTGTAGATGTTCGCGCACCGGTTAATCAGCGATTCCATTTCCGGGAATTCTGCTGCCTGGATGTTGAAATCCTCTTCAGCTTGTTTTTTGAAAATCATGTTAAACCACCTTTTTAGTGTTGTTATAAGTCCCATTATGCACTGTAACCTCTCCTGTTAAATAACGGCTCATAAGCGTATCTAAGTGCCGAGATTGCGTGGTCATTTCCATCAGGATAGCCACTTATTACATTTCCCTCTTTGTCCCGATCATACTCATATTCTGTGATTTCCTTGTATGCGTTCGGTGTTCGCTTCGGGTCAATGACAAGTGTCTTTGTCTGTAAAAATTTAAAACCATACTCGATACTTCCCGGCCCTTTGATTGCTCCTCTGGCAGGAAGTCCAGCGTCTCTGAAGTCATTCACAGATTTAGGCTCCGCAGAATCACATATCATCGTATAATCGTCATAGCCTTTTTTCTTGATCCAATCAGCGGTCTTGGAGTTGCTCCATTTATTTACATACAATTCGTCAATCAGATATATCTTCTCTCTGGCAGAATCGTAATAGGTCCTGAGATAGCAGAAGGCATCCGGGTACCATCCATAATCTACACCAGCGAAAACACGATCCATGTGGCTGATCTCTTCATCGGTAATATCTCTGATCTCCAGATATTCAAATACGTTTCCACCGTCACCATTCGGAACACCCAGGTATTCATGCTCATAGGCTTCTGGATTGATTTCTTTCAGATGTGCTGCATCGTCAATAAACTTCTGTCCGAGCCACTCCGCCGGAGCTTCCAGATAACTCGAATGATGGATAACTCTTTTCGGGTTAGGCGTGAGTTTGATCCTGTTTACCCAGTTTGATTTTGACTTCGGCGGGTTATATGATGAAAAATCATAGGATTCATCGCCACCACGAAGCACTGACTGATTAACAGAACGTTCCTGAGCATCTCCCTTCATTTGATCTTTTTCCTCTTTCCAGAGGATTCCAATATATCCAAACTCTGGCTTAATAGATTTCAGTTTGGTTTCATCGTCCAGACCACGGAAGTATATTGTCTGCCCCGTTTTAATATACTTGATCTCAAGTGGCGACACCTTACATTCAAATTCTTCCATCAGTCCAAGTTCGTTGATAGCCCATTTCATGTTAGCGTATACAGAATCTTTCAGAGTACCGGCCACCTGTCTTGTAATGCAGGCGTGCATCTGAGGATTATTCTTGATAAGCTCAATAATTTTAAAAGCTACGAATGAGGATTTTAGGCCACCTCGACCGCCCTCGAATACATATTCGATATTAGGCTTAATCTGTCGGTTAATATCCACGAATGCCTTGCCGAGCACTCTGGCAGGAAGTTCATATTTGCTTTCGTCTGATTTTGATACAGCTACCAACTGTTCCCATTTGTCTACTGCCTGCATATTGCCTTTAATAGCTTTATCGTATACGGCAGCTACAATGCAGGCATTGTTGTTTGCATCCTCATCAGATATTCCCATCTTCGCGAGTTTCTTCTTTGCAGCAGCCGGGGCAGGATTTTCAGCTATCATTTTTGCTAATTCAGAAAGGGTCTTTTTTTGACGGCGTACTTCTCCCGACTTAATACCGCCTTTTTTTGTTATTTCTCGGAGTTCGCTCGGAGTTCGTTCAGAATTTGGTATTAAATTTTTCTCGTTTGCCATCCTATCAACATCCAATCATATCCTTTCTGAATTAAGCTATAAAACCCCATAGTAACACTTCTGAGTATATTCTATCACAGGTCAGTGGAAAAGTTGTGGTACATGTTTGAGGAATTTTGTGCTAAAAAAGAGCCGGTAAATACCGACTCTCTAATTTTATTCGTTGCTTTGTAATTTTCTGATTACCTCGCCCTGATCTCCCGGGCATCCCATGAAGCATTCCGGGCAATGCTCGTAAAATGCACATCTGATGCAATCATGTGGACTGATTGAGTTGCAATATTGATGTAGTACTGCAAATGCTGATATGGCGAGCTGAGGTGTTATTTCTGGTGGTTTAAACATCATGTTTTTGCTTGCTCTGGTCACTTCCACATTATCATCTTTGAACTTTATAGTATCCCCATTGCATTTTATCGTAACTTCGTTCTTCTCTCTGTCAATTTCAAGTGTAGGCTTGTCCAACATGATTATCAACTCCTTCTCATTAATGTGCAAGTAATCCAACAAACAGCGGAAGAACTAATGCCATTAAGCATAATGGTTCTTTTGTATAACTGAGTGCCGCTATTACGGCAAATGATGTACTGGCCCATGCTACTGATTTCGCCATTGCTGTATTAAAATCCATTTAATCACTCCTCTCCCCAGTCAATTTTCTGCCCGCATTCAGAACAGTACTTGCTTATTTTATTACCAATAACAGGTGTTCCGCATTTCGCACATTTTTGAGTGGAAAATATATTGTACGGAAAATCTGGAACATATTCTTCAGGTTTGCATGGAATCTGCTTTTCCAATGCTTTTGCTCCGGAATCACACGCCCATGCTTCCTTGAGATATTTTTTCTGCTATTCATCTTTGTTTTCAGAACTTTCAAGGAAACATAAATGCTGATCTCTCATATCGGATAATATGTCTTTTGCTTCTTCTGGATTCATATTAATCTACCTCTTCATCATCAATCTCGACAATTTTTAAGTCTGCAAAATCACAACACATCGCAAACCCATCAATCATTTTCTTTTTAACACCAAACACTTCCATAATGTAAGAATTATCCTCCATGATTTTTATTACATCTGATTTTTTAACATATTCAGCCATTCTTCATCTCCTCCAACTTCTTCTCAGCTTCTTCACGAGTGAGGAACCATGTTTTCCCGTATTCTACGTCAACACAAATAACGTTTGGGGTATAAATGCTGTCTTTATCACACTGTACAAACCAACCACTTTGTGAAAATACAATGTTGTAAACTTTTTGATGATATACTCTGTTATTTAATTTATATCCATTCAGAACATTTAAATCGTAATTCGCTTTGCTTGGAATTTTATAAATATCGTCACCGATTTTAACCGGCAATCTCACAAGCAAGCCCTGTTCTTCTAAGTCTTCATAAGTGGCAAGTTTACGAATCATTTTTTTCATAGTCCTACAATATGCTGTACCAGTTGGGCAGTTATCGCAAAATTCACCACATTCAAACACAGGATTTCTTTTTTCGTTATAAGTAATCCTTCCATTTTTCAATTTCGTTAATCTCTCCATCTACTTCACCTCTTCCATCCAATCCTGAAATTCTTTCATACAATCGGGGCATAAATCTATAGCGGTATGTGAATAAAATTTTCTTTGATAGTCCAAATTTAATACCATAATCCCATTAGGATTCATTTCATCATTCTTAAAATTGTACTCATCGTACAGTTTTCCACATCTGTCACATTTCTTTGCGTATGCCATTAATCCATTCCTCCCGTAATCTCATCAATACACTGATTCCAGCCCTCCACAAATCCTGCATCAAATGTATTGGCCGGATAATCTCCATTGTCTTTCTCTGGCAATTCCATAAGTGGACACCAATCGGGTTTAGATTGACGATATCCATATATACAGTCAATTGGTTTCATGTCATTTTCGCTATCCCCATTTGTTACATAGCAATATGCATATTCTCTACTTTTTGTACTGTATTCTTGACAAAATATACAATCTACACAAGTTTCTGGTGTATCAATCACTAATACTGATTTACTCATTCTGGTACCTCCTGCAATAATTCCTGATCATCAAAAGCATTTCCGATAACCACCACTTTCTTCGCCCAGTACGAAAAATCTTTTCGATAATTTGTTTCTTCTGGAAAATCTACATAAAATCCTAAACCTCCATTACCGTATTCTCCGAACTTAGCAACAGCCGCAACTGTGCCATACTGAATGACATCATTTTCCCAAATTTTCTTCCCGTTCTTGTCGCAAAGTCCCGTGAACTGGCAGAGTGTTTCTGGATCAACTTCCGCATATTCCCACACGTTATAACTATCAGCGTGGAAGATTAAGTGTTCTTCGTTTCCTAAAAGGTCATATCTTTTCTGATAATATCCCTCAATCCATTTTCCGCCATCTTTCCGCTTTCCCTTGAAAAGAATTTCTCTCATTCAACTCCACCACCTTTCACGATTTCATCAATTGTTGCATCTCCTTCTATGCAATATTTTTCAAATAAATAATTCTCTAATTGCTCAACAACTTCATCCACATCAAAAGCTGTCGGCTGCTTGTTAACGCAATCAATAAACTCTTTCTGGTCAGAACTAATACTTGTTCCAATCTCCCAAATTTTGATGTATTTGATTAATTCGTCTGCATCTATTAAGCACATTTCCATCAACCTTTCTCATTAAAATCCAAGTCAACTCTAATCACATCTGTTTCTATCGCTGAAAGGCAGCTTACTTTCAAGTCATAAAATGGTTTCAGCAGCTTTGAACCGGCATTGAATATATCGTAATCGTCCCATCCTCTGCCGGGTTGACATATCTGGATTTTCTCACAACTGTTATCACTTACGCCGATTGCTGTCAATAATTCAATTAATTTCATTTTTCCTCCTCCCACACTCCCAACAACCGCATTCTCTCATACAGTACAGCGACGGTCTTACGCCTGTATCCGTAAAAGTCCTTTGGGTTCATCGGAATATATTTTTCTCTACTAATTTTTCTGTAACTTTTCCGGTGTAGGATATTCTCGATAACCATATCCGCTATCACCGTGTTTTTCGGGCAAGCTGACAAGGCGGCACTGGAAAGCAGATATCCGTACTCTGCCGGGAAGTCTTTCAGCATCGTATTCAGTTTTTCTATGTCCTCTGCCGGAATACCGTAGTCTTTCAGCTTTTTGTTCCTTGTCAGCATACCGTTCTCCTTTCTAATCGTCTGGGTGGTGCTTGTCGTACATGATCGCTGCACATGCAAGACCGACCACTCCGAATATGATTCCAAGGGTGAATCCTAATAAGAATGTAATCATGATCTGTCCTCCTTATATGGTTTTGGATAGTCCATCCATGCAACTACTGTTCCGCCTAAAACTTTTTTATCCGTTCTCCAAATTCCATCAGTAGTATGTGCCTGCTCTACCAATACTGTTCCATCGTCAAATACAACTGTAGCAATCACATATTTAGATGTTTTTTCGAACATTCCTCTTTTCCAGTTATCTGTTCCTTTAAACTTTGCAAATATAGAATCGTATTCTTCCGGCAATTTCTCACTGACTGGAATCCAACCATTTTCTTTCTCGTCCTGTTCCAGATCGTCTTGAAGCTGCTCTATCATTTCAAGAACATCGCTTGCCAAAACCATCTGGTGGTCATCCGCAAGTTTCTTCATGAAATCATGATAATCCGATAATCTGTCTTTGATATGGCTCATGCTTATACCTCCGAATCTTCTGGCATCTGAAACAGGATTGATTTTCTTATCTCATTTCCATAGCCTTTTAATACAGCAATTCCATGCGCCACACTTTCTTTTGTATCATAGCTTCCTGTGTATGCTGATCCCGCCAGCCCATTGCCAACAATTTCACCAGATTTGTATTCCATGTATGCATCCTGAATCATATCCAGTACTTTCATGGCTTTTTCTTTGGTAGAATATTCTCCGAGCAAACAACACCATCCCATATCTCTTCTTGCGCTTATTATTCCACCTGAAACTTCGATATCGAGTAAAAGTTCAAGTGTAACTAAAACTTCCTTGTTCTGACTTCTGATTAACATTTTACATCCTCACTTTCCCCATGTAAGCAACTGGCACGCTATTGTGCAGTCCTCCATGATTTCTGTATTTATGTTTCCTCTGTCTGGTTCTAATTCATCAAGGAATACGCCATTTATGCAGCTTCTTCCAAATCTACGCTCTTGCTCCGCACGCTTTTGAAATACTTCTGGGAAGTCCAATCTGATTTTATTCCAGTAACCCATGCCACCTTTTACACATCCGATGCAATTATTGTTCGGATATCCTAATTCGTACATAACTGGACGTTTCAATCCTAACCTGTCCGCTATTCCGTGCGCTTCTTGTTTAGTTAATCCATGTTCAATCAATGGAAACTCATGGTCGTAATCGCTCAGAGCCTTGCAGGTATTCTCTGCTCTGCTCTTTTCATTCACATCGAACCCCCATACGTAGGTGTGGTGATCTGGATGCTCGGATTCCCATTTTTTTCTTACTTCTTTCTTCAAATATCTCGTACATGGAGAGCCAAACGGAGTATTCATTGTGTGCGTGAACTCCATCACGTCATCCACTGAGTCAAACCTATCTGACTGGATTATCGTTATCTTTCTTCCCAACAACTTCTCACAATCATGCAAGAATCTCAGGCTGTCGGGATGCTGATTCGATACATGAGTATAGATAATCTCGTCAACATCCTTTGCCAGATAACACGCTACAAAACTGCTTATTCCTGTTGAAAACCAACATACTTTCATAACACCACGCTACAAATCCTGTGCGTGGATAGTCTGGCAATCGGCTTGGATTCATTATTAAGTGCTTACTTAGGCACGGCCACTCCGCCAAACTTTATGTATCAATTCACCATACTAATCTTGATACAACCTCGGTTTACCGAGGATTCGTTATTCCTTTCTTTTAACCATCTTCATATTTACTCGATTTCATTCAACATCATTCTTAATTTTCCGTAACACGGGCAAATCCTTGTGTTATCGAAAATATCTCGCAGCAACACACAATGCGGATAAATCGCATCGACCTCATAAATGTGTTCCACTTTTTCCTCTCCGCGTTCTGTGTACTTGATACGATTCCCTTTGCGGATCCCGTACCTTTCTGCCAGATACACCCTCAATCCTTGAATCGTTATGGCATTATTCCTCATCTGAACATCTACTCTCATTTTTTCTCCTAAAAACCGATTTTATCTTCACCATCGAGGATTTCTTCATCCTTATCGTCAAAATCGAAATCTGGCGTTTCTTCTACATCAGTTACTTTCCATTTCGACATGTTCTTTCCTCGCTCAACCAGTTCCGCCCTCTGCTCTTCGGTCAGTTTTCTCGGGGCTCGTAAATTTGGCACGTATTTTCTCGGAACATGAGCGAAAATCGAGCCATCTTTGTTAATTGCGATAACCTTCACATCTTCCGGGTTTTCTTCTTTCAGTTTAAGTGTTCGATTCTTTAAAGTGCTTCCATTGTACGCTGATACCTCGGCATAATCGCTTCCACGTATCCATGCGATACTACATTCATTACAATTCTCTGCCATTATTTTCCCTCCGCTTTTAATATTTTTCTCAACTTCGATGTGAGTAAGTCAAACTGTGCAAGCATGTCTTTGTCCTTGTGCTTTCTAACAGTGATATCGTCTTCCGAATCATCCAGGTAATATTCACCATTGATAGATTCTCTGTAGTCTATTTTTGATTTGAAGTCCCACCCGGAAAGACTGAACCTTTCAACAGCTTCTTTCCGGGTAAGCGTATCTACGAACATCCCATCTAAGGTGTACAGATCGTAAAGCTTCATCTTTCGTTCTTTCTTATCAGCCGGTATTTTCTGTGAGAATTGCTCCCCGAAAATTCAATCAGTCCATCATCCGCAAACTGGCGTAAATGTCTCTGAACTGCACTGGGGCTTAAGTCCAATTCCTCAGCTATCGTTTTGATCTGTGGCATTTTGCCTTTGCGTTTTTCGTATTTTACGATGAAATAATAAATATCTTTACGATTCTGTTTGTATTCCATGTGCTTTCTGCTCTCTATTTCACGTATAGTCATTTCTCGTAGTTCCTTTCATCAAGCATTTCTCTAAATTTCTCAAAAGCTTTGATTGAAGTTTTATTGTGCTGCTTTTCTGGCTTCAGGGTAATTTGCAAATGAGTATCAATGATATGTGATAAATCACGGGCCAGAGTTTTCTTGCCTTGTTGGATGCCATCACGATATCCTTTTGCCGGTCGGTAATCAGCAATCTTTTCTTTCCCTTCATCCTGTCCACCGCCAGTCTTGTTTTTTACAATCCATCCGGCATCAATGGCTTTTTGGATGTATTCTCGTTCTTTTTCATCAAGCTGCGATACCGGACAGTGAAAGAAGTCAATCTTGTATCCGTTCTTATTCTCTTCCGAATACAGCCCATGTGCTTTCATGGATTTTTCTTTCGATGAATAAACCCCAAGCACATAGCTATCTTTCCAATACATGGTTGCATGTCCCTTACCGTCGCCTAAAATCTCTATAGCAATCGAGCCTTCCATATTAGCTAAAATTTCCTTGCCCTGACTTCTAATTAACATTTTCCATCCTCACTTTCCCCATGTAATCAACTGACACGTTATTGTGTAGTTAGTACATGATTTTATACTCCCATCTTCTTGACCAGATTCTTATTCATCTCATCAAATATTATATCTGTGTTCTCTTCAATGTCCTGCATCATACTCAGAACGCTCATTTCGCCCCTATTTGCCATTTTAACGTACTCGTTAGCAGTCTGCATGACTGTGAGCAAACGTTTCGTAGAAAAGCCATATAAACGTCTCAGAGCCATCATGGTTGTAACAACGTTAATCGTATCAGCCCAATCTTCTCCGTCATTAAATCCATTCTCATAAGCTTCTTTCTCCATGCTTTTGATCTGGCTGTGGCAGTTCTGCATAGCTCGTCCAAATGCCTGAGCTGCCTGGTTGGACTGAGCTAGAGGAAATTTCTGCTTTCGTGGCTTCGCCTTTAGCTTACTGCTCACGCTTCACGCACCTCCTAATCTGCCCTGCAACGGCTTCAAACTGCTTAAGCAATGAATTGTCGTCATTCCGGTTTAAAGTCCGATCATAAGCCGGAGAGATGTCCCACAAGTCATTTACGAGGACACCGCGCGCCACGCTGTGAGTAGTGCACTCCGATGTGCTCCTGTGATGCTTATGATCTCGTCAAGAGTGAACTCTCCAATGTACTCAGTGCCTTTGAATAGCTCATACAGTTTCATGTTTCTTCCTCCTTGCAACGAACTCATATCCTGTCAACCGGAACGCTCTCGGTGTCTTCGGGTGATCCGTTTCGATCAATCCATCCGTTCGCAGCATGTCCATGTGGCGAAGCACCGTGGCATTTGATACGCCGACGCCGTCAGCAATCTCTTTATAGGACGGTGCGTACCGATGTTCTTTGATATACCGACAGATGTACAGATATATGTCTTTATGGATCTGCTGACCTTCTTTATACTTCTGTTTGTACATTTTTCTCACGCTCCTCTTTCATCTTCTGCGCTCTTTTAAACATTTTTTCGAGATAATCCGCATAAGCCAATAGCATATGGTCTACAAACCCGTTTTTTCGATATTTTTCTGACACGATATGAATCTGCTCTGTCACCTGCTGCCAGTATTCATCATTTTCTTCGATTCCGGCAGTCTGGAGAACCAGTGCCGGGAAGTCAATCTGCAAGAACTTAATAGTGTTCGGTATCTGCTCGTGTGTCACTCTCATACTTATACACCTTCTTCTACCTCAAAACTCTGTTCAAGAAGTCGCTCGTTATCCTTATTAAACGCCTTAATATAGCTTTGTTTTATCGGTCTGATAAAATGTATACCATTAGCGGATTTTGCCCGGGAAACAGCCACATAGAACTGCCCAGGATCCCAACAGCAAGGATCAATGTTGATTTTTTCGAATGTCTGTCCCTGTGATTTATGAATACTGATCGCCCAGGCAAGTTTCACTGGGAACTGAGAGAAAGAACCTACTTTTTTGCGGACAATCTTCTCTTTTACGATTTTCTGACCGTCTTTTTCCTGTTCAGATTCCTCAATAACCTGTTTCTCAATGTCTTTGCTGTATCTGTACAAGCTAACTGTTTTGCCCTTATCAGTCTTGATAACCAGATAAGATTCCTCAAATTCTCCGTTTTCCACAATTTTCTGAATGATGCCAATCGTTCCATTAACGTAGTTTCCAGACAGATCATTGACTGTAATCATCACTTTTGCACCGATGTTAAGAATTAAGTCCTCTCTGGCAAATGCAATGTTCTTAATATCGGCAGATGTTAGCTCGCCGTCAACTGCTGCATGAAACACTTTTTCGGTCTTTTTATCCAACTTGCCAAGGAAAGTATTGTTAATTCTGTCAGCTTCTGCATTAGTGCCAACCAAGAACGGTGCTTCCGGTATAACCTTGTCTGATTCGTTGTTCTCCAGATATGCAATGGATTTTCTAATATTGTTGCCATATTTAATATCATTCAGCACATACTTAAATCCCTCATCATTCTGCCTGCATACTTCATCAAGCTTAATATATTCGAATGACATATCTTTCCAGTATTCAGACATGAAGGCATATCCGTGTTCGTACTTTCCGCCCTTTCCATAATCAGATCCATACATCCGGCAGAGAATTTTGCGGTCATCTGTCGTGATAACTGGGGGAAGCTGGTAGAAATCGCCTATCACGATTAACTGAATGTCTTCTTTGTCCTCTCCGATTAGAAGTCTGTCAACTGCTCTATCTTCATTCTCCGTGATGATCGTCTTTGCAATCATATTGAACAAATCGAACCGGCACATGCTGATTTCATCAATGATAAGAACATCTGCTTCTTTCAGAAGTTCAGCTCTGGATTTCACCTTTTTCTTATAGTCCTCAAATTTAATTGAAATATTCAATGCCCGGTGTACGGTAGTTGCCCCATATCCGATATTATCCGCTGCAATTCCAGTAGTGGCGGATACCAGAACATTTTTACCAGCTTTTTCCGCCTCATCGATGAACGTTTGAATAACCGTTGTCTTGCCTGTTCCTGCGTCACCTGTCAGAAAAACATTGCTGCCAGACAGCATCGTATCTAATGCATATCTCTGCTTTTTATTGAGATCGTCTTTTTTCATTTTGTAATCACTCCTTGTAATAATTATGTCAACTAAATATTTTTGTAATATTCAATTAATTTTGCTATAATAAATCTAATTGTATATGCTTTTTAATTTTGTAACCAACGTGTAACCGACTTTTTCGACCTATTGGTTACGCCAAAAACCCTTATTTTATGCGGGTTTCAGAGGTATGTAACCGTGTAACCAATGTAACCAAGGTTTTCATATAGGAGAATCACTAGAGTATATGTTTTTTATACACTCTCAAACTTTCTCCTATAGGACGTTTTTTTTCGTGTTACAACGGTTACATGGTTACAAATTACGAAAACGGAACATTTGTTTCGGCATTAGTTGGCAGAAAGCCAGTTTCAATAACCTCATTTTCTTGCTCATTTTCGAGGCTTTTTATGTTGACAACCTTTACTGCAATAAGCCTCATCACGCTTCCCCCGTCTCTTTTTAGTACCGTATCCCTCTTTCCTGTATGCTTAATCAATTCTCGATTAATTGCCCAGGCAGAAAAGGCTTTTCTGGAGAATCCATTATTTTTCAAAAGGTTTTCAAGAGGTTTCGGATAAAAATATACATATACATCTCCATACTCATCTGGCGTTTCCTTGAATCCCCATTGATCGCAACTGAATTGAGCATCAAAGTGCTGCCCGTACACGGAAAGACTTTCAAGAATGAATTCATAACACCTCTGTCCCTCAGATACGTCTTTTTTACGTGTAGGTATGTCCACAACGTCCTCGACCGTCAGCTCACGTCCATCCTTAAATATGAAATCTGTAGCTAATTTGTCAGCCAGCAGAAGTGTAGATATAGCCATGACCTGTTTTGCTGGAAAGTCATATCCGTCAAAACCTTTCTCAATTTCGGCTTTCATTTCTTTCAGATCGTCCGATGTGAACTGTTTCAAATTTCCAACAAATACTCTTCCAGCAAAGCCGTAGTTCTTCGTGACAACGCTGTTGATCTCTGCCGGATTCTCGTAAATATCCTCGCAACACTCAATCTCAATAATTCTGTTGATAGCTCCGCTGGAGTCTGCAAATTCCGAAATAGGATTCTCACCGTTGCAAATAGTCACATTACTCCATGTATTTTCCTTAGCTGCTCCGAGGTCCTTATTTGACCTTCCTTTCCCTTTGCCGGAACAGAGATTATAGATCAATGTTTCGTAGTTGTCCCGAATATACTGAGAAGCGTTCTTCGAGTCATCGAGGATCATTGGAAAATTATTAAGCATATCTGCTCTAGTCTCTAATGATGTATCTGTTGATCGAAAGTTTCCAACGTAAGCTCCCGGCGCAGGATTTCCCCAAACTGATGCCGCTATATTGATCGTTACTGTCTTTCCACCACCTGTCTGTCCGTAGAAATCTACGATGAACGGTAATACATCAAGCGGCTGTACAAGCACACTTGCAAAAGATGCCGCCAGTGCTATTCGTGGCTCTAATCGTCCGCACGACCGCAGCTGTTTAGCCAGAGTCACCCACTTGAAGTAATCTCCACTTTCCTGTATACTCTGGAATAGTGTTTTAAAGCGGTATTCACCGTCAAAAACGATCGAAAGGTCGTAAGGTACAAACACATTGCCATGCCATCCTAACTTGCTTGTAGAGTGCTGTATGTCGATCATATCGGCATTGTACATTTCAACATCTGCCAGATACTTTACAAGGAGCCTTGCGTTCTCTGAATTAACCTGTACGCCGAACCTTGCAAGATTAGTTATCGCTCTAGAGGTCACAATGTCAATTTTTGGAACAGTTATTTCCGTCCAATATCCATCCCTTTTAAAAGCCACTGTGATCTGTTCTTCACCTGTTTCAATGTTTTTCAGTCGGCGTATCGGCATGATCGGGTGGTGACATACAAGTTCTCTCGCCTTAGATGTTTCAGAAGAAAATATTCCATTCTCTGTAGCTATCCAGCTGCCACAAGCCATATTAGGATATTCCTTATCAACAGAATCAGGATAAAAGTTTGTGATGTTTTCAACCAGCTGCATGGAACGATTTGCTTTTTCTTCTTTTTCCTTTTCCTGCTCTGCTTTCTGGAATTCCTTTATGAACTCTTCTGCTATATGCTTCGCTTTCACACTTTTTGCCCGGTCCATCAGCTTGAATTTGATTTCCGAACGGTCGATTTTACTTTTTACTGAAAAAAGCTCTTCATACAGCTGCTTTTCCATAAAGTCTTGCGCTTGTAAATTTTCAATGTTTTCAAGAATTTTTCTCACCTCCTGACTTAACAGACAGCAATTCATGTCTGCTTTTTTCTTTCTCAAGATTAAACTGGCACATATACCACTCTTCTGAATCAGGAGGGAACGTTTTTAGTGCTGTTTCGTACATAAGTATGTTCTTTTCTACCTGTTCAAGCTCGTTTGGGACCTGAGCAGGATTGCATTTTTTTGCTTTGATATCCCGCATTTCATGTCTGATCTGGTTACGACTTTTACCTTTTTTTGATATATAAGTGCCGCCCAGCTCAATAAACGCAGTACTAAAAGGGACGGATTCGTATTGCATTACGAAATCAAACACATCGCCACCGATTCCACATCCGAAGCAGTAAAAGGAATCATCGTAGATTTTGCAGGATGCTGATTTTTCCTTGTGAAAAGGACAACATATAAATCCCGCTCTATTCGGTTTTAGTTCATATCTGGAAAGAATCTCGGGCATTTTCATTGATTGCTTAATTTCATCTTTTGTCATACAATTTCATCTACTTCATATTCATCGAAATCAGGCACGTCATACCATGCGCCAGTTTCCAGATAGTCTTTGTATCTTGCGTTATTAATTGCTTTTTCAGGAGATACCGCAACAGTCATTCTATTATTTCCGTATGGATCTGTTACAACATACTGTCTTTTAGCTTTATTTGCTTTTGGCATTTCCACCCTCCAATAACTCCACAATTTTTTTACCGGTTTCTTCTTTTGTACAGAATTCAAATCGGACGCCGTATTTATCTCTGATCGTGCAAAGAGATTTATATAATTGACAGCCGTCAACAGCTTTATCGGATATTACAGTTTTTACTCTTTTGCCGTTTATCGTCCTCCAGATAACTTTATGTTTTCGGGGATTCTCCCAGAAATATACATCACCAACTGATTTAATATCTGGTCCATGCTCGCATAGGATAATCAGCTGAATACCTGCTTCACGCGCTCTGATAAGCTCTGCTTTGAATCTTTCATGCTGCTGGCAGACATTTCCACAAAGCTCTTGCAAATCCTTTTTACGGTCAATACAGAGTTTTGCATTGTCCAGTGATTGATAATCACCGCAATACAATTTAGAGCGAAAATACTGCACTCCAAGGCTATCAAACTGACTCTGAATCCGTTCCCATTCTGATTTATGTTCCCTTGTGTCCACTTGTATAACCATTAAAAACACATCCTTTTAATTGAACGGAAGTTCTTCCTGTACACTGTCTGGAATACTCATAAAGTCCGTGCCTGCCGGATTCGCTCCCATGATAGCTTCTTCTTTCAGATGATCGTCATAGGCTCTCGTGGTGCGCTCTTCTGGGATATCTGCATCCTTAATTCCTTCAATACTGCGGAACCATGCAAGCTTGTGACGTTTCACTTCTTTATTGTCGTACCAGTCTCTCTCCAGACGGAAGATGCCGCCGATCAGTTTTCCCTTAAACTGCTGCCCGAAATTATCGTCCCACTTAACGGCAAATCCCGGATTTGACTTTTCTACGCATGTGATAAATGTTTTAAGGTTACGGACACCATAATCTACACTCTCGTCAATGACCATATAGTTAGTGCCGGCGTTCGGATATTTCTTGTCTGGACGAATGTCATTTTCAAACTGCTTCATAAAGTAACCCGCCTGTTCGTCTCCTTCTGCGAAATCAAACAAGATAACAAGCATATCAAGTCCGCCCTGGCTTTTTTTCTCTGATACCTGCTTAATTACCATCTTATGACCGCCAAGCTTAATTGGTTCAAATTCTCCTGCTGCCTGTGTAGTATCGTAATTATTTGGTTTCTGCATTATCTGTTCCTCCTAATTCATAATAATCTCTGATAACCTTGTCAACTTCTGCAAGGTCGTTATCAATAGTTAAACTGCCAAACATCCCGATTGGGGACTTGCTTACCGCTCCCTGACTGGACTGAGTGACAAATAAGTGTTTTCCACTCTCTTCGATGCATCGAAGAACGATGGTAAACATGCCCTCGATGCAAACTTTTTCGTCCAGAAGTTTTCCGATGGTCTTAGGCTTTACTTCTCCAGAATCATCCTTTTCTTCATGCATCATAAGGTAAACAATTTTATTCTGCGGTACTTTTGTTACAATGAACTGAATAAGATTCCAGAAGTAGTCTCCGATATCATTGTACAGAGCGAACACTGCATTACCTTTTCCAGCAGAAGCGTGCCCCTTCATGAAATGATTCGTGATAAGATATCCTGCATCATCAATCACAATTGACTCCGCTTTTGATGCGATCAGGCACTTCATTACCTGCTGGTAATCATCTGTAAACCATCCGTCAATCTTTCCTTTAAATGGAAGCGGTTTATTCAATACTCTAATAAGATTCCAGTGTTCATTCTGGCAGTTTCTAAGACTGGTGCTCTTGCCAGAACCAGATTTTCCGATAATTAATACTGGTGTTGCCATTACTATTCCTCCTTATATGATTTCTGAGCCGTTAAAAGCCCATTTAAGGCCTGCACGTAGCTCGCCAGCGTCCTCGCCTTATATGAACTCTCGATGTAGTTATCAGATACAAGAGAAAGCTGCTCGTCTATCAGAGCAAGGATTTCATCAATTCTCTCCTGCATCTTTTCTCACCTCGCTAAAGAAACAGTAAACATTGTCAGAACCATCTCCTCTTGCCGGATTCTGCTCGCCGTTTGGAAAGATTCCACCAGCGCAATGATACTCAAGATGATTCAGATACATGTACGGGTTTTCCCAGTCAAGAATGTACGCTTTCCGCCTGTTCAGCTCCTCCAGAAGCTCGTTTACCGTCATTGTCAACTCAATTGTCGGCAGGAGCTTCAGCTCTGTCTGATTCAGCATTTAACGGGCACCCCCCCATCTATCAGAAGTTCCAGCAAGAAAGCTTTGATTTTATTGAGACTTTCACGACTTTCTTTTTCGTAAAACGGATCAAAAGATACACTCTGATACAAATCCCATTTAAATTTTCCTTCGGGAAGACTGACATCTTCCTTCCTTTTAAGTCCACATACACTCATACCATAAATCGAATAATTGAACGAGGCGTTTGCTGTCGGAACTTCATTTGCAACTCTTTTACAGAGTTCGTAAATTTCGTCAATTTCTTTCTCAAACATTTTCATTTTCCTTTCTCTCTGGCGTATCAATATCCCAGAGAATTCCATATACAATCATCGTGGTCATTGCCGCCGCAAAAAGCTGTCTGCCCGATCCGCCCCACTGCCAGAATGGAAGGAACGTGGAAAAACCTCCGATCAGTGCGGCGCAGATGATGTTCTTCAGATTATTCACTGATACCTCCTATGATCCACGCAAGATTGCTGGCTACCAGTGCGGCGACTGTCACAATCCATGCTGTGAACCATCTCCTTGACTTTTTCTTGCTTTCCTCGACAATCTCAGTAGCAAGTGCTACTGAGATGTCAGTCCATGTTGGCTGATTTTCGTTTCTGTTTTCACTCATATCTAGCTAATTTCTCCTTATTTTTTCTTATTTGTCTTTACAATTAGCAGATAGAGGCTTATAATTAACCTGTATCTACTAAGTGCGATTTAGTAGATGCAAAGCTCCGGGGTGGAGGTGTCGACTCCCTCCGGGGCACTCACTTATTGAGAGCAGCTTTGCCTTTCCAGACATGACCAGTTACTTCATAGACTTTCCTAGGGCTTATGATGTATGTGATCCTGCCACCGGAAAGGCTTTTTGCTGGCTTGTTATTCTGGATAGCAGTCCCGATCGGCAGCCATCCGTATACAATTCCTGCTCGGATTGATGTTACAGGAAGTCCGATCAGCTTGCTTGCATCAGATACGCTCATGTTCTCCGAGGAGAACTCTGGCATCTGTGGAATGCCTGATATGATTCTCGCAACCTCTGCGGCGAACTGATGAACTTCTGCATTTTCTTTGATGTAAGTATCAACTTCGCTCATTTTATGCTCCTTTCTTGTGGTATACTCCCTATAGATGGGAGGTGATAATAATATGAAACCGAATATAGCAAACGGCTCCATAGTTCCGCACAGCGTCCTTGAACAGCAAATAAAAGAAGCTAAAGAAAAAGAATTACGGAAACAGCAATGGCGACATGATTTCCGAGTAGCTTTATTTAGTGCTGTTGTTGGCGGATTCACTGGATTCCTGGCTACTGTAATCACTCAGATGTTACTTTAGCATCCACTGTGCGAGTAGGCTTCCGAGTGCTCCGCAGGTAGCCGAAAGCACAAAACAAAGAATCCAGAATGCGATTCTGTTTTTCAATTTGTTTTCACCTCCAAGTTAAGAACTTTCTTTCTGCTCCTTACCAGAATCATCTGGCTTATTCTCGGAAAAACTTTCCGTCTTACCAAGAATGTATCCCTTGTCAAACTCTGACATATTAGGAATCGCTTCTTTCAGCTTTTCAATGATTCTTTTTTCTTTTTCAGACATATACTCACCTCTTTTCTTGTGATATACTCCCTGTATATGGGAGGTGATTAAAATAAATCAAATTGTTTCAATTTTAAAATCGGCTAAAGAAATCATTACGTTTGAAAATGTTTCCTTTATGCTTGGGTTAATAGGGTCTGCTGGAACTGTATGGAACTTATTCCAATCTCGAAAAAAAATAGAGTTTATTCCTATTGGTTTCAAGTTGAAAGATAATAATGAGTTGATTGTTCATTTTGAAATTATCAATCGTTCCAGAATTGCCATATCAATCGTAAATATTTCTTACATGTATAGTGGAACCCATTATTCATGTTTAAAAGGGTGCGCTATTGGTGAATCAATTTATCACGAAAGAATGCAACTAAAGAACCTAACAGACTTCTATACACAACCTCCGAAAGAAATTCATCCAGATTTTTCCAAACCTCAGACTTTTCAAGTGTCTGCCAATCGTGGAATGGCAACTGAAATGAAACTTCTGCTAACTGATCCGGATTCATCCAGTTTACATAAATTTCATATTCGGACTTCAATTCGTTCTCTCTTTCAAAAGTGGTTTTCAAGCAATCACCATTGAAAGTTTGAGATATCATTTTTTTACTGCCGAGCGGACTGTATTTCATGTTTTCACCTCCTTGCTTTGTGAGTTTATAATATCACGATGTGAGTTATATGTCAACGCTAAATATTGACTTTGTGAGTTTTTTATGATATATTATCATTGGAGGTGAGGAAAAGTGAAAGACAGAATCAAACAAGTGCGCAAATCCCAGAATCTCACTCAGACAGCATTTGGAGACATAATTGGAGTAAAGGGAAATACCATTACTAATTATGAAACTGGTTTAAGAAATCCAACAGATGCTGTTATCAAATCTATATGCAGAGAGTTTGGAGTGAGTGAAGAATGGCTCAGAACAGGAAAAGGAAATATGTTTGTACCCGGAATTAAAGACAAACAAATTTCTGCCATGCTTGCAGACGTAATGAAATCTGGAGAAGATTCTTTCCGACACCGTCTCGTGTCTGCATTAGCCAGATTGGATGATGAGGGATGGGACAATTTAGAAAAACTTATTGACATGATTTCTAATAAGTAAAAAGAAAGACAAGGGCAATGCGCAAACCCTTGTCTTTTTTAATGTTATCCGATTAGCCTTTTCACAAATATATAAATCACTTCTATCCAATGATTATTCGTGCATTTTTCAACCATCTCAATAATCTCTTTCTTATAATCCATAATAACCCTCCCTATCACAACTACCATCTACACTACAGTATATGTTCGGCTGCGGGAAATATAACCGAACATTAGTTCGTTTCATGCCATTATATCACTAATGTTTGCTCTTGGCAACTGCCAGATATACACCGATATATTTATGATTGCATAGAAATTATTCGTAACATCAAAGATATAGTCTTTTCTGTTTAGCGGCAGGACGAATAAAAACGGCAGCATGGTCTGCTTTATTTCATGGGCGCTATTCTTATGTAGGGTAGAAGATCTGTACGCATTTTGGACAGAATACACTTCTGACTCTTCACGGATATAATCGTCTACACACATTGGTAAATAAACAATGTAATTAAGCAAAAGCACAGCTCCTATTATAATTAGTATATTTTTGATTATTTTCATTTCATAAATCACCTCAAAACGTCTATTTACAACTAAATTTAACGATGCTATAATAAAAATAACATATTTAAACACTTTTTTTTGCAAATGGCGAAAACAATGTTTACAAGGGAATGATTTACATGAAAATTGCGATTTGTGACGATGATAATTTACGGATTGAGATTTTCAAAAATAGCATTGACCGATATCTAAAAGAGCATGGTGATGGTGGATATACATTAGCCACCTACACCAGCGGAAAGCCTTTGATCGACGATGTTTCAGATGGTGAATGGTATGACATAATAATTCTTGATGTCTCCATTAACGGAGAAAATGGCATAGAGATTGCCAAAAGATTAAGAAAAATCGGATACTATGGAAATATCACTTTTTGGACAGAACGCAAAGAATATGTATTTGATGCACTTGATGTGCTGCCGATTCATTACATCATTAAAGGCTCTGAGCATGGAAGAATGTATTCAGTTGTTAAGCAGACGCTTGAAAATATCCGTGAAAAAACGCTTACTATCAAGAACAAGGACTACTTTCACAGAGCTGAATTCCGGCATATTGAATACATCGAAAGCCAGAACAAATACATAATGATCCATTGCACGTGCGGAATATCACACAAGGAACGAGGAAAGCTCAATGATATCGAAAAGAGTCTTGACGGAAGATTTTTGCGCTGCCACCAGAGCTATATAGTTAATATGGACGAGGTAAGCGAAGTAAGCCATTTTTTTACGATGGCATCTGGCGCGATCGTCCCGATCAGGCAAAGAGAACTTGCGAAAATAAGAGAAAAATATGAAAACTACGTCATTGGAGGGAAATAAAGCATGAGCGAAGAGAAAACAAAGAAATGCAAATATTGTAAAACGGAGATTCCGGCAGATGCTAAAGTCTGCCCGCAGTGCCGGAAGAAATTAAAAGGTGGAAAGCTCAAATGGGTTGTGCTGATAATCCTTGTCGGAGCCATCATCGGAGCTGTAGCTGGTGAAAGTGATTCAGAATCAGATAAAAGCGCAGCAACCGCTACTTCTTCAGAAAAGAAAGAAACTACTACTAAACAAAAAGAAGAAGCTGCGCCAATCGAGTACACTACTGTTTCTGTTAATGATATGATGTCCGATCTTGATAGTAACGCCATGGGTGCATCTGACAAATACAAAGGCAAATATCTTGAGATCACTGGAAATCTCAGCAACATTGATGCCTCTGGAAAATACATCAGCCTCACAGCTGACGGCGATTTTGAAATCATCGGCGTACAGTGTAATATTAAAAACGACGAGCAAAAATCAAAGGCAGCATCTCTTACCAAAGGCGATAAAGTAACATTAAAAGGAAAATGCACAGATGTTGGAGAAGTCCTTGGATATTCTTTTGACATTGACGAGATTGAGTAAACCAGACTAGCTCCTGCTTAACGGCAGGGGCTGTTTTTATACAAGGAGGAAAATCATGGCAAAAAGAAAGAAGTACCCGAAATTGCCAAACAGTTTCGGCTCTATCCGCTATCTTGGCAAGGGTCGAAGAAACTGCTATGCAGTGCACCCACCGGCAACGCTGGACGCAACAGGGAAAGCGATCCGTCCGCCTGCGATCTGCTACGTTGACGACTATCTGAAAGGGTTCGCCGTTCTGACAGCTTACAAAGCTGGGACGTACAAGCCGGGTATGGAAAAGGAACTTGAGATTGCCCCTACAACGGACGCAGACGCCCTTATAGGACGTATTCTGTCAGACTACAATACATTTAAGGGCACAGAGGAAAAGCACCCGGAAACGCACAAATTGACGTTCTCAGAGGTATATGAGCAATTCTATGCATGGAAATTTCCAGACGGGACAAAAGCGTCTTATAGCTCGATGGAATCATACAAAACAGCTTACTCAAACTGTAAAGCATTACACAATCGCACATTTGAAAATTTAAAAGCCCCCGATTTACAAGACGTAATAGATAAATGTACTCTTAAGAAGCAAAGCAAAGCAATTATATTAACCCTCTTTAAGCAGATGTATAAGTATGCCATTTATTCAGAAATTGTGTCGGAAAACAAGGCTTTATATGTAAAAGTTAACGCAAATGATGATACGGAACATGGCACACCTTTTTCGGATGAGGAATTGCAAATCCTTTGGAATAACACCGATGATCCAGAAGCGCAGCTCATTCTAATCATGTGTTACTCTGGATGGAGAATTGGCGAGGTCCTGAAGCTTACGACCAATCTTGAAGAGAGATATTTTCAGGGTGGCATCAAGACCGCAGCCGGAAAAGACAGGATCGTTCCAATCCATCCGGCCATATATGAGTTTGCAAAGAGCAAGGTCCTGACGCAAAACGGTAAACTCTGCATCTATTCCCAGACGCAGCACCGAAACGCTCTGTTTTACCCTACACTGGAACGATTGGGGATAACCGGCAACCCGAAGCACACGCCGCACGATTGTCGACATACCTTTTCTACTCTGTGTGAAAAATACGGCGTCCGGGAGAACGACCGGAAGAGGATGCTGGGTCATTCGTTTGGGAACGATGTCACGAATGCTGTGTATGGTCACAGAACCCTAGAAGAACTCCGGACGGAGATTGAAAAGATAAAAGTCCCGTTTGTGACTAACTGTGACTAACCGTTCCTATTTTTATCGTTTTTAAAATGTCTTAATCACTCTAACGAAAGTCTGCAAAGCCTTGATTTTACTGGCTTTTCCGCATTTTACAAGGGATTTCGCAAAGACATTTTCTTTAATCTAATTTTAATGAAAGTCTTCAAGAATCCTTTGTTTATGCGGGTTTCCAGGCTTTGCTTGTGACTAATTTGTGACTAACCGTGTAAATCTATATCTGTTCATAACATCGTAATTTAACGTAAAAAAAGAGAGTCGGGTTTTTAGGCCCAACTCTTTTTCTGACTGTCCGCTCGTGCCGCTGCTGACAGCCCCCGAATTGGGACATACAGCTCTTCCGTTCATGCACGTCGGAATCAGTCTGCACTATCAACTTGTGCTAGCCACACAGGGTGCTATACGTCATAAGTTCAATCCCTGTGCGACTGCTAACAGTATAACTTGTTCTGAAGGGAAAATCAATCAGAACATCATTTCGTGTTGGCTTTCATGTGCTCAATCACTCTCTTCCAGGTATCAATGCCGCAAGTTCCATTTGCCTTTACACCGACATTTTTCTGGAAAACTTTGAGGGAATCATATGTGTCATTCCCAAACTGTCCGTCAACTTCTACGCCCAGCATCGCCTGAAGCATTGCCACAGCTGTACCGGAACTGCCCTTTCTCAGAATCGGAAGTCTTGTCTGGAAGGTACCGGTAAGCGTAGTTGAAGGTGTACTTACTTTTGCACCGGTGGTAACAGCAATAGCCACGTGGTGATTATCGTTCAGGAGGATATCTCCTGCCTTTAAATAGTCACCAGATGTCAGATACTTACTATCCGTCAGTACTTTCGCACCGGCAGCCTTCATTGCGGCCCTCATGTTTCGTGTTGTCAGATAGATGCTGACTGCTTTGAGTTTTGCGTTATTTAATCGATACCCAGCCCCTTTGACGATAGCTGCTGTGCTCGCACTGCAATCAGATTCACAAGCTACCGTGATCTGTGCCGGATCGTAGTTACTTGCCTTTAAGTGCTGCCAGAACGTATACCGGTCATTGCTGTTTCCGGCGGTACCCTGATCGTAGCCGATGAGATTGTTTTGTGCTGCTTTTGTCGCCATGTCTGCAATCATGGATGCGATTTTAGCATCATTAAATCTCAGGACGCAGAGCCACGGTCTGCTGTACCAGTTCATGATCTGATACTCTGTCCCAGTCTGATCTCCTGCTTTTCCACCTGCATATCTTCCGTTTTCGTCATGCCCACAGTTACTGATTTTTACCATTTTAGTTTCTCCTTTCTGTGCTGTTCCTCTATAGTCCTTGTAGAACACATCCATGTCAACGTTGCCGCTGATTCCAGATACTTTTCCTTTGCTGGAATACTGCCAGCCAATTCCTGCTTTTGGTTTTACCCTTGTTTGCATTGTTCCATTATCGGGGTCTGGGTAATGTGCAATCCAGCACTCATACTTTCTGAGTGCGTCAGTCAGAACGCCGTTGTACCAGTCCAGATTGCAGTAGATACCGACCTTATAACCAGCTTTTTTCATCCTTGTCAGAAAGGCAACTGCAATGTTTTCGACTGCCTGTTTACCGAGTTTTCGCTGATTAGACCACTCGAGATCATAAAACATCGGAAAGTCCAGTCCTCGCCCGTTTAGTGCGGCGATCACGTCTTCCGCTTCATCAATAGCCTGTGCCGGTGTCAGAGCGTAACTGTACTTATATCCACCAACAAGGATTCCGTTGCTCTTGCATCCCCTGTAGTTGTACTCGAATGAGCCGTCAACACCTGTTTTCTGATGTACTCTCAAGATTGCGAATTTGATACCGGATTTAGCCACTTTCGACCAGTCCGGTTTTCCTTGATTGGATGATACGTCAATACCTTTAATTTCCAAATTATCAACTCCTTTCATGAAATCATGAAACATATTTGTAGTGGCTGTAGCGTACAGATTCCACGCTCCATTGGTAGCTTTTTATGATTTTTTAACGAACTAAATGGAAAGACGGAAAAAAATTATTTCATATACGGATAGATGCAGGTTATTACTTGAGCTGTTTTTGCTGTAATAGTAACTGCACGTCCGTTGTTTGAAACACTGATTTCGTCTGGAAGTTGCGGTGTTGCAATAGCATATCCCAATGTACTAGAACCACTAATATAGAATGGGATAAGAGTGTAACCTATTAATATCAAACCATGCGTAGCGCCACGCACGTTCGAAACCGTAAGAGATGTTCCGTAGGTTCTTTCGTACCTCAGAAAGGGGTTATTATTTAATTCATTAATCGCCCCCAGTACCGTCTGGTTGTTCGTCTGCAAGTTGCTGATGACCGCATTGGTCAGTTTCTCAACGATCCAGTTCCAGATTTCTGTGAATACTCGTTAAATTTACCCATTACTTAATCTCCTTTCTAATTCTTTAATACGTTTCTCTTGCTCGTCAACCTTTGCGCTAAGTTCCTGTATGGCTTTGATAGCGTAGTTCAGCAAGTACGGGCTGTTAATCTGTTTAATGTCCATCTCGCCGTTTTCGTCATATCCGCCGCCCAGAGCCAAGTTCGGGTCGATTTCTTCCAGTTCATCTGCCACGAAACCGATATTTTGATGCCATCCACCTCTCTCTTTCTTCCAGTCAAACTGACGGACTTTCATCTGATTAACTGTTTCGAGGGCAGTTGTTGTGCTGTTCTTGATGTTGTCCTTCAGACGAATATCTGAAACCTGCGTGCCAGTATACAAATAGTCTGTGGCAAAAGAAGCTGCCGCACTAGAAGTCCCTCCCCATTGAGCACAAACTCCTAAACGCCTGTATGTTGCCGTTGAACCCGCTGGCGTCCCTTTTCCTGACGAAAAATAAGCCACCTGTGAACCAACTGCACTTACAGACGCCACCGGCTGTCTTTTGACTTTGCCGGATGTTTTTGCTTGATTTTGCAAGTCGTAGAACATAAGGGTTCCATCGACAGTTGCGTTTCCGCCTACGCTCAAGCTTTTACCAATAGTTGCACTTCCATCTGTCGAAAAATTTGCTCCAAGTTCGCATCCGTCCGTAAAAAGTGAGTTTGTATTTATTCGGACTTTGTTGTTCAGATAGCGAACAATATAGCCTTCCCATTTTTTGCTCGTATCACCTTCCATCCAAAGTTCAGGCACTTTATTTTGAACTTTCTGTGCATACAGTCCATACTTTCCAAGCATCAGTGCATTGTAGTTCTCTGAATCCGTATAGTCTGTATATAGTCGCAATCCGGCAGTATTAAGAGATACCATTGGATTCCCGGTATTCTTATTAAGCACGACATATCCGGTATATCCTAATCTCGATATCTGATTTCCGTCAGCATCGTAAATCTTCAGCTGACCGTTTCCGTTATTCGTGCCGCCAAGACTGATGACGCCACCTTTCATGGCATTGAACGAAATAAACAGTGTCTGGTTTCCGCTTTCATCCTTTTCGTAGTACAGCCCCTTGAATTTCCCATCGTCTGACAAGATATCGACAATCTGCTCCTGTGTCAGAGACGCCACATCAACCGCAACGGGATATGTCTGGTAGTCCGCAAGCTTCGTTTTTGACTGGTCGAAATACAGCGAAACCTTGAGCATATCATGGGCCTTGAGTGACAGTCCGTTGACATTAATCTTCAGGCGGTCAAGTGCCGCAGTCTGCGATACCGTGAGTATTGCCCATGTAGCGCCGCTGTCGGTGGATTTTTCCAGTTTCCACCAACCTTTTTGTGACTGTGCAACTTCGCCGTTTCCGTCACGATAGAACGAATCTACAATGAGCGGCGCCGGTGTTATCTTCTTGTCAGCCCCCATCAGCAAAACATCAGCGTTTGACTGGAAGAAATAAGTCCTTCCGGCAGTTCCCTGTTCGCCCTTGATTTTCGTCCAACTATATTTCGTCGGGTCTGTACTATCATCCGGCGCGTAATCGGTATACTGACCGATATACAGCTTATTGACACTATCATCCACGGAGAAACCTGTTCTGCCATCAGCGCTGTTAGCATATGCGATGTGGAAGTATGGCGTCTTTCCGTCCGCCCCCTTCGGTCCCTGTGCGCCCTGATCGCCCTCGAATTTCGCCCACGTGTACTTGCTCGGGTCAGTACTGTCGACGCCAGAAAAGTCCGTATAAGTTCCGATATACTTATCCGGTGTCTTGCTCATCTGCGCCGCTGTCGGGTTCTGTACCGGTGCGTACTGGATATGCAGATACGTTGTCTTTCCATCTATTCCAACGCCCGGAATTCCCTGCGGTCCGGCGTACTGTTTCGCAAGTGAGAACTGTTTCGATACGACAAGGTTGTTCAGATATGCCGCCTTGATGTTCACCCATCCGCTGTCTGCGGTCAGTCCGGTAACGGTGTATGTCTTAGTTTCCTTATTCCAGTTTCCCTGTATGTTCTGGGATGTCGTAATCGTGTACGTGCAGTTATCCGTGATATCCTGTGTGCCGTACATGACGGTCGCCGTTGTGGTGCACTCCGGGAACTCTGTATAGTTGCCGTCAGAGTCTACCGGGATTCCCTGATAGTCGTTATCAAGCTGCATGGTCATGTTTCTGGCCAGAGCTGCCATGTTCTCAACATCTTCAATCTTTTCATCAAGTGGTTTACCGCCGATCGTCACATAACTTCCGTTAAGGGTAACTGATCCGGTATCCATATCCGCTTCAAATATCGCATTTCCACTTTTGTCTCTTACGATGAGCGTTCCTGCGTTAATATAGTCGGCGTTGATGCCCTCTGCATAGAGTAGCCTGGTTATTAATTCGCCAGTCACCGCAAAGCCGTAAGGATACGTTTTTCCACCATCAATCGACACGGCAAATGCTTCTGCTGTCAGTTTCCAGATTATGTTAGATTCCGCCATGGTTGCTTTGTTGTGCATATAGTATATGATGCTACCGTCCTGCTGTGGCTCTTGTGTCATATACAGACCGCTTGAAGAATTGAGTGTTTCAGCTAATCTCTTTATAGCCTCTTCTCTTGCGGATGTTTCTTTTTGTACCATCTGACGTGCCGCAACTATAGCTTTCGTGCTGTTCCCGTAAAAGTCACTGCTGCCTCTGATTGGATCATCGGCCTGTGTCTTAACTGTAGTCAGGCCGCCTACATTTCCGGAAACGTCTGTCAGAGGAGTAAGGTACTTATTCCCTAATCGGTCGTAAGTGTACACCATGTCGCCAAACTCGACGAGTGGATTGTACACCAGATCACCCTCAAGGTTCCGGAATCGCGCTCCTACAATCTGTTCGCCGATGATATTCGCTACTGTCTGAAGCTGATCGGTATCAATCAGCTCGTTCTCAAGTTCAAGGACGTAGCCTTCATCTCCGTACATGCCGGAATAATCAGTATTAGCATCGTCGTTTGACTGCCCGTTCGTTACCTTGATTCCAGTTATAACTATATCGTCACTAGAAAGTGTAGGTGGGTTTCCATAGTTCTTCAATTCCGGAACATCTGCTTTTTCAAAATCCCATTTCACAAACTGGAGATTCCCGAAATAATCAATTCGCGCGTTCGCAGACTCAACCATAGCCGCATATCCGAACAGCTGGCGAAATGTCATACTGTCAGGAACGCTTCTTATTATAATATCGCCATGTTTCATAGTCAGATTCATGCCTATGCCGACAGTCTTACAAGCATCTCTGACAAGGTTAATGAGTGACTGCGGCAGTTTCAATCCGCTGGTATATGTCTTATTCGCCTTATACATATCATCCAGCGCCGTAACATTGATGATATCTGAGTATTGCTCTGGCGTAGTGACTGTATAGACTCCCTTGTCAATAGTTTCAATGATGTCTTTTGTAGCTGCCTGTGTTGCGATGATAGGATCACCGACGCTGTCCAGAATCGGGTTATAACTTTCATCTAACAGTGTGCTTACAGATTCCGGCGCCGCATACGACGTCTGAAGCTTCAGATAAGCATGAATCTTGGCTCCGTAAAAGTTGTAGTTCTTCCACTGTTCCTGATCGTTATTAATACTCAGTGTCAGTGTTTTACAGACAGTAGCGCCGATCGGAAAGCTACTGCTATCTGCGCAGTCGGAAAACCCGTTGTCGCCGTTCATGACATCTTTGTCAATGGTCTTTTTCGTCCCGTCAGGAAAGGTGATATCCACTACCATTCTGACTGGTTCACCGGCTTCAAGCTTTTCTCTGAATGCATTACTTACATTAATCACAGTGGGTTCACCCCCGTCATGTTAAATTCTAGCGATGATAGTATTTTTCTGTCATCTGATAATTCTCCGATAGCTATGTTTTGTGTCTGCCCTACGTAGAACGGAGCGTCTCTCCAAACTCCGTAATATGGCGAGAAATAATGAAGCGTAAATTTATAACCTTTTGCCACCATCTGCAAAATCTTGGTTGCCTCTGCCATCGGGAGATCGCTAGCCTTGTACGTATACTGTTCTACGGTAAACATCGGTGTAAAGTAACCTACACCGTATTGCGTCCTCTGGCTGGATTCCGTGTAAGTCGTAGCAAAGGAGAGCGCAAGGTCTTTATCCGGTTGCCAAATTATTGTTCCGTTGATTTTATACTTTTCCATAACGCCCTCCTTTCTATGCCATCTCGAACGGGTTTCTACCGCTTGTATCTCGTCTCATCTGTGCTTCTTTCATCATCTCGTCAAACAGTGTCCTGCGGTTGATCTGCGCTGTAAATCGGTAACTTCCACCGCCTGCCTGCCGTCCTGCTGTTTCTTCTCGGACAATCTTTCTGAGTAGAGCTTCTGGTGTCTCGATGTTGTTACCCTGCTTCTGGTCTCCTAAGACTGCAAGGAACTCACTTCTTGGTGGAATAACTGCACCCTTGGCTAAATACGGGACCGTCGGCACTCTTGGGAAAGTAGCTCTGAATCCGATAGTCTTTGAGCCGAATGGGGTCGGTACTTTCCATGGGCCGAAAGAGAACGCTGATTCAATCGCACTAACAACTCCATTCACTTTACTGATAGCCCCGTTTACAACACTTATGATGTTGTTCAGAACAGACCTGATAGCATCTCTCATTCCGTTAAATACATCGACTACAGTGTTTTTGGCGGATGTGAATTTATCAACAATAGCGTTCTTGATTCTTTCAGCAAAGCCACTAACAGTAGACCATATAGCATTCCATTTCTGATGTGCGCTGGCCTTCATGTTCCCCCAAATGGTCGTCATTTTGGTAGCTAGACCTCTGAGCTTATTCCCAATATCCTCAACAAAACGCCTTGTTTTATTAGAAATCCAATCCCATACCTTTCCAGCCATTTCTTTGATTTTGTCCCAGTTTTTGTACAGTAATACACCAATCGCAATACATGCGCCGACTGCAAGAACAAAGACTCCACCTGGTCCGATAGCTGTTGCAATAGCTTTGATACCACCCATGATGCCACCTGTACCAGTCATTAACGAGATAAGTCCCTTTGCAGACATGGCTATTCCAGACACACTCTTAATAACACTCGATGCCAATCCCGCAATCTTTGCCGCTGCGAACGCCCCGATCAGGGCCACACCGAACGCTTCAACGATCGACTGATGATCGGCGAGAAACGTAGCTACTTTCGACACTAAATTAATCACTGTCGGAAGTCCTACTTCAATGACCCATTTCAGCATCGGGAGGACAATGTTGTTGTAAATCCATTCAAGGACATTTCCAATAGATTCCAGAATTGGAGCAAATGCGCTCGTTAAATTGCTGATAGATTCCAATAGCGGATAGAAGTCCAAGTTCGCCGCCCATGTTGCCGTATCTGCGGCAATCCTCTCAACAAACTGCATGACTACTACAAGAGCATCTGCAATGTTTTGGATAATCTGCGTTCCGACATTATTCTTGTTCCACGCATCGGCAAAACCGGATGCAATGTTACCGATAGTCTTAAGCACATTCTGAGCAATCCTTAACATGTTTGTAAGCATTGTCGTACCTGTTCCATTTGTCCAGACTTCTACAAGGCTCCTGCCTACACTCTTAGCGAGCTTTGCGATTCCCGACAAGGCAATGTTTGCCGCGTCAATGGTGTTCTTACCCTCTTTTTTCCAAGCGTCCTGGAATGGTTTCCAGAGCCTTTTTAAGAGCTTCGCAAGCTTTTCAGCTGATTTGCTGATTTTGTCCAGAGCGGTTTCACCCTCCGCCATCTTTCCATAATCTACGTTGCTGACTGCACTCGGAAGAGATGTTCCGCCGCCGCCACTCCCGCTACCGGATGTCGACGGAGTTTTGCTTGCTGTTGATGATGCATCCTGCGTAGAATACCGATTAATTTCATCGAGTGGACTAAGATATCCTTTCGCCGCTTTTGCCGCATCTTTTGTTGCATCGGCTACATCTTCTGTAGAATCTGCTAACTTGCCGGCATTGTCTGCTGCCTGTCCGTAAGCATCTGCCGTATCCTGCACGCCACTTGCATCGCCTGTGAGACCTGCTCCACTTCCGCTTGTCTGACCGGAGGATTTCTTACCGGTGATAAGCTCCGTGAAGCTTTTGAAAGCATTCGCCAAAGTTGCCAGTTTGCCTAGCAGAACATTAATCACTTTCAGAACAGGCGTGAAAATATTAATCAGTCCCTGCCCGACTGTTGCCTTGAGAGACTGCAGCTGTAACTGCATAACTCGCACTTGGTTCGCCCAGCTGTCAGAAGTACGGATGAAGTCACCAGATGCGGCTGATAACTGTTTCTGCACAAAAGCCAGACGGAGAGCTACTTTCTCCTGCTCAGTCATGGCAGATGTGGTTTTACCATAACCATTTGCCAGTGCGTACTGGTCAAGCGCACTTTGTGTCATAACGACCCTTTATACCCTCGGTTTCCCGATATTTATTAGGGGAGTAGACTATCTCTTCATCCAAATTGGATGCATGGCACTTCGGAATAGGGAATTTCACCTTAAACCTACTTCCTTACGGAATAGTCGTTACACTTTCATCAAAAAAAGAGCCTCTTATTGAGACTCTTCGATGCTTAGCACGGTATTACCATGATTATTTAAATTTCCATTTGAATCCATATGCAGTGCGATGCCTATAAACATTGTTGCATACTTTAGATATTAGGCCTTGATCGTATCCTGTTTCTCTGCAAAGGAAGTTCATTCCTTCCCATTCTTTGATTACGTTTCCATTTAAATCACATTGTAGAACTGCTCTTTGCTGAGTTTTTCTTAGTCGTTCTACTCTCGTTCCATAAGCATTGTTTTCTTGAACAGTACACCATTCAAGATTTTCAACACAATTATTCTGCTTGTTTTCGTCAATGTGATTAATAGAATTGCAACCGTCCGGCTTTTTAAGAAAAGCATTTGCAACCAATTTATGAATTGTGATTGTTTTCTTTTTGCCGTCTTTATGCAAAGAGACTATTGGATAACCGTAAGTATCAAGCGCAGGAGAATAAATTTTCTCTGGTACTTTTCTTGTATACCATTTTGCTTTGCATCTACGCTCAAGACTTTTTATTCTTCCCAGATTGCTTACTTGATACAGACCTTCGTAGCCGTTAATATCTTTCCAAATTTCTTCACTCATGGAAATCACCTCCTATAAATATTATATCATATAGGTGTCATAACCACAAGTTTTTTAAATAATTTTAGGCTTTTACCGTTAGCATTGCTCATAAAGCAACACACCGAAGATTTCTTCGTTCACCATGTTATTCAATACACATTGCTGTGTAAGGGAGCTAATTGTTAACCCAAGTCTTTAAGTGTTTCCGTTTCTCCTGTAAAAACTGACTTTAGTTTTATATAAGCCAAGTCTTGTGAAATGTTGTAGAATGATGCCACATCGCCAGTTAACTGTGTCAGAGCCGTTGACATATCGTAAGCCTGTGCCTCAGAGAAACCGAACGACTTAGACATTGCCCCGAACGTTCCGACATACTGTTTTGCCATTGTTTCTGACAGACCGGCAGAGGTCATGGCGTTCTTTGCAAATTCATTAACCTTATCAGACATGGTTGTAAAAGTAACATCGACCACATTCTGCACTTCTGCCAGATTAGAGCCAAGCTCTACGCACTCTTTCCCAAACTGGGCCAGTTTCCCAATTGCGAATGCTCCGCCAATCAGTACACCTATTTTTTTTACTACGCTGCCAAGTCCGTTAAAAGACTGCCTGATTGCTGATACGCCGTTTTGCACACCTGATGTGTCCATCCTAGTATCAATAATGACTGAGCCATCAGCAGCCATGTGTCCACCTCCTAACTATTTGAGGTTCAACATCTCATTCAGCTTATCTTTATAAGCTTGCTCCTCGTCGCTGAGACGTGTTTTTATGTCAATTATGTTTTTATTTTCCTGATAAAATTTCTTTTCCCATTTATCGAGTTTTTCACCCTTTGCTTTTTTAGAGCGGATTCCAACTACGGTGTTGAACAGGCACTCGCCAGATTCCATAAAGTATCCAAAAAACGTCCACCAGTGCATATAAGGTACTGATCTGATTTCTTTACCAGCAACTTTATTTACCGCCGGAACGATCATATCTCCATCCTGTTCCCAGTCCATTAAACGGGGCTTTGGGTGGTTTGGATTATCGTCCAACTGTCCGCAGTCGATGAACTCCGACGCTTTCTGACAAGCTTCATTCAGACACTCAGCCGGTATACTCTGCCAGTCCTCAAACAGAATCTGTAGCATAACAACTGCTTTCGCCTGCTCATCCAGTTCCGGGTCATTCATGGCAATTAGAATGTCAATGATCGCTCGAAAATCCGTTCTAATAGAAAAATCCACCCCACTGATGTTGAGTGAGGTGGGAAGCTCATAGGCGGTCATTTTGCATACTTCTCCGTATACTTATTGACTGCTGCCTGCATTTTCTTTTTTCTCTTTTCGATTTCCGGCGCAATTGCTTCTGCGATCTTATCCAGAACAATGTAAGCGAACACCTGACCATTTCCGAAAACGGTTGTTGCGGTAATTGGTTCTTTGAACAGGTCTTTTGATGCTTCATATCCGAGCAGATAATTGATTTTATCCTCAATCTGTCTATTCAGCTCTGCCATCTCTTTACCAGATGTAACTTTCTGAATAGAATCTTTGAGCTGCTCAAAATATTCTATCAGCTCCTCTGCACGTGCTGCTACATTAATGTCCGTCGGATTAAGTTTGAAAGAAGAAAAAACTTCATCTTCGTTATTTGTGAATGTAAAAATGAGAATTCCATCATCAATTTTTGTATTAATTATTTTTGCCATTTGGCACGCCCTCCTTGTATATGTGCTTATTCACTGTCAGCTGTGAATGTACCGGAACTGATATCAAATTTTCCTTTTACACGTTCGCCAACATAGTTGACGGTAAACGGAATCTGATAGCCGGATGTGTCACCGCCGTAGGAAGTCGGCACAACATAGCAATCCTGCTGATATGCTTCATACTTTCCTGCTGTGGCTTCTGTCCAGAGATGTACCTCAACTGCTTTTGTTTTAAGGTTGTCGTCTTTGAGACGTCCATCTACGATCTTCTGCAATGCCGTGAACAGATCAGAAGTAGTATCTGCATAGAACGGATCAGCGTCAGAAGAAACTTCGTAGCCGTTATGCTTGAATGTGGATTCTCCGAGAATGTTTTTAGATGTTTCAGTATCTGGATTGAGTTCGACATTGTACTCTTCCAGATCTTTTCCAAGACGCTCATATTTCGGTGTCAGTCCCCCACAGAGAGAGCCTGCATCGATATAATGTGCCATATATTTACGGTCAATTTTTCCTGTAACTGCCATAGAAATGTCCTTTCTGCCTATAACTTTTAAAAGGCTGTGTAGGTTAGCGACTATCTCTAATTGATAGCCGGTTGTTACTTGTTATATTACTTCATAAGTGTTTTCGTAGCGTACTGACAATGGCAATAACCAATCCTGTACGCCACTCTCCTGTGGCTCTAAACCATAGGAGTTATCGCGAGTAATGCGCTTTATCACTCGTCCCTGTGAAAGTTCAGGAAACGCATTTAAGCGTGTCTCAGAGCCGTTTATGACAACTGGTTCTCGACATATCCATTTACCGAGATTATCAAGGAACTTCTGAACAGATAACTTCTGCCTTTCCTTGTCAGATGCCGTTCGGTATACCACATAAAACGGATACTGGCATATCTGGTGCATCACACCACAGACATCTTCTTTTTCTGAATAGATTAAAGCTCCATTATCTGCTGAGAACGCAATACCTGATTCCTTTCCGAGTTCTTCAAATTTGATTGTTTCATTTTCGTACAGTCCCGGATACTGGTTCAGAAGTGCTTTCATGGCATCTGTCAGAATCTCGTATCCGGTTGCATCCTTACCGATAGGTTTATCCGCCATATCTGCCACCTCCTGCCTGTGCTTTTACTTTACGAATCCATGCGTCACCGTATTGTCGTTTAGCGGCATCAAACCACTTTGCCTGTGCCTGTGGGTGAGCTTGTTTGGTGTATTCAAGATTTTCCTTTGCGGCTGTCCGGCCAGAAAACTGACTGACGAGAACTTTCTTTGCTCCACGTCTCGCGTAGGGACTTCCAGTTGCTTCATCAACCATTCCTTTCCCCTCGTACAGAAAACGCCCATAAGGAGCCGCCGCCGCACATACTTTCCCAGTTCCTTGCAAGGATGTACTCTCAACTCTTGTCCGGTTAATGAAGTCTCCTGTAATCATCGGCATAAACGGAACCATACCGTCCATAACCATTCCATCAAGAAGATACTGGGCTTCTTGGTATTGTCTGGAGAACCTGTCCATATTCAGCTTGATTTTCATATTTCCGTCAACTATGGAGAATCCTTTGAAATGATGAATTTTGCTCATATTACTTACCCAGAATCTCAAAATGTGGAATCAGTGTATACGGACCACCCACACTGGTAATCTTGAATACGTTGTCCTTATTCTCATTCATGTACTGGTAGAATCCATTCCGATAATCACTGTCAGATACCGTTCCACCAGTCCACTCACCCTCCCAGAAGAATGATTCATCTGAGAATGTAATAGTGTCTTCCAGAGCGTTGTTAATCTGCCTTTTCCACTCTTTAACTGGCACCCATGGGAGAATCTTGCCATTCTTGTCAGTAATGGTTATATCGCCATTCTGAACAGTATAACGAATGTGTAACTGTGCGTTGTCAGTTGCGTCTGGTCCGTACTTTTTAAGAATTGCCCCCTTGTCCGTAATGAGGTCAACGCCGGATAAAACATGAGGATACCAGTACGCATCTCCTGTCGTGGCTGATTCGTAATAGTCAAAAATCGTCACCGTTTTTTCGTACATGATACCCTCTCCTTAATTATTCTTTCTGCACTGCCTGCTTAATAACCTGATTCACACCAGTTGCCGACAATCCGTTAAACATACCAACTGCAACTGCCGTGATATAGTCCGATGCCGGGAAATCCGGGATAACTCCCATCCCGACCGCTCCGAGAATTCCACCAATAACCGCCATGATTACCGGAATCCATTCATCAGAGATTCTTTTTGATGCTTTGCAGCCCATTCCTACGATGTAGCAGATCATAACGATTGCTATACATGAGCCAAGCGTTGAAATGTCCATATAATCACACTCCTGCATACAATACTGGTATTCCATCATCAGTCCTTACTCCTATCAGAAGCGGCAAAGCTGTCTTTAAGAGTAAGTTGTTCGTTTTTTGTACATCTCCGGCGGCGGCATACACTGCGCTCCACTCTTTTGCGCTCGCCCCAATCTGCTGAGGTGTTGCGTAAGAGATGGATTCACTGCCGGATGATACAGAGGTTACAATGCCTGTAATGCTACCACCGGACCCGATTACGGTTGATGTACCGCTCACAGCGGCATTAGTAGCATTCTTTTCAGCAAGCTCAATCTGATACATTAATTCAGCCAGTGAGCAGACCACCTTTTTGATGCGCTTCTGTGAGCGTTCGTTCGTCGGCAGTCCGTCCACCAACCTATCAAACGTCATTGTGTCCACAAAATCACTGGCTCTTTCTGCCAGTCGTGGAAAGTCGGTTTCTGGCACGACATTGCCGAATGATTCTGTATAGAATTTATAATCTGCATAAGCCATGCCAGTTACCTCCTACATTTATGATTTTGCTGTTACAGAGTCGCACTTCCGGCATTCAGTGCTTTGTATGTTCCGTCACACTCAACTACTGTAATCTTCTGTCCGGTTGCTGCTTTAACATCAGCTTTTCCGTCCCAAGAAGTCCAGTTTCTGAGATTCTGTCCATATCCGACAGTTACTGCGTCTGCCGCAACTTTGTATTTGTATACGTTGTTGGAGTTTTCCTTAGCCGGATTTACAGTGATTTTTGTATCACCAGTTGCTGTTCCTTCCGCAGATGTTACTACCAGAGTGCCAAGTGCTGGTGTCTCATCAATGGTAATTACTGCAATTGCATCAATGTACTCCGCAAAAAGAGTAAGTCCCATAACCGCGAACGCTTCAGACACTGCCGTGTGGTAGTTGCCCTGTGTATGGAATCCGATCAGATTTGTCTCGCCAGATACAGTGTATACAAGGCCTGCTCTTGCGAAATCAGATTCGTTTGGATCCACATAGTAAAGAACGATGTTCTCAACAGGTGTAGCGATAACCTGTCCACGTGGGATCTCACTGTCAGATAACAGGAAGATGGTATTGAATCCCATGAAATCCTTCATGTATTGGAATCCGAACTGGTTCTGAATAGTGATCTCAGCTGCTCCGAGGTATTCATATACGTCCAGAATATTCACAAATCCAACAACACCAGTCACATTTCTGTGCATCTGCTTGAATTTGTTTTCAACACGACCCTTAGCCATTGCCAGAGCCATCTGGAATGTGGTTTCTGTGGAAGTAAGTGTACCGGTTTTCAGATAATCATAGAATCTGCCGGTAACATTGGTCTGAAGCTGGAAAAGGAATTCGTCATCGGTCATCTGAACAGCGTTCTCATAACCGTGATCCTTGATTGCTTCGATAGATACAGCCTTTGCGTACTTCTCAATGCTCATTTCTGCATAAGGCTTTTCTTTTACAGTGAATTTGCTGTAAGGGATTTCTTCGCCCTCTTTAACATTTCCGTCCTGCAATGTGCCTTCTGCGTATTTTGATTTAAGAACCGCTCCGGGTGTCTTTTTGATTGGACGCATGATACCAAGAATCTCACGCAAGTGCTCCCAGTTTCTTTCGAATCTGGTTACAAAGTCAATCTCACGTGCCGTGACCTGGATATCATTTGTCATAATAAGATTAGCTTTTGCTGCCATATAAAAAATCCTTTCTACCCATAACTATTAAGGTATTGGGTTAGCGGCTATACTCTGGCGTATAGTCGGTGTAAAAAATCACTGGAATAACTGGATATTCTGAGCAATTGCAGCCTGTCTCTCGGACGGGTCTTTGATCGCTTCGATTTCCTTCTTTGTCATGCTTCCCGGTGTCTGCTGCTGTCCAACATGAGTGGTAAATCTTGCCTGGTTCTGCTGAGCCTGCTGCTGAGATTCATCTACAAAAGCGGATGCGTCAGACTGCTTCATCTGTTCGATCAGGTCATTTAATCCAAGGATTTTACCATCTTTCAGCTTAAGACCTGCTTCTTTAATATCTGCCATGACTGATTTCTTTGCTGCTTCGCTGGAAAACTTAACATCGTCGAGTGCCGCTTTCAGAGCGTCTGAGAAATCACGGTCGTAGATTTTTGCATTAAACTCTTTCTCTGCATCTGCTGCCTTCTGTTTCCAAGTCTCTAACTCGCTTTTAACATTTGCCGGGTCGATACCGTCAAAACCTTTTAAGGTTTCTTCTGCTGTCTCGGCACGTTCTTTCCAGCCATCACGTTCTCCCTCGACTTTCGACAGGGTTTTTGCTACTTCTTTGGCATTCTTATAATGCTCAGAGAGTGCCTTTTTAACATCCGCCTGCTTGTCCTCCGGGATCTCAATTCCAAATGATTTTAATGTGTCAATAAGTTTCTGCATAACATCCTCCTGGTCGTGTTTATTGACCTGCCGCCGCAGGTAAATGGATTAAGCCAGTTAGACCACTGGCAAGGTAAACGGAAAGGCAGGATTCGAACCTGCGACGTCAAGAGCTATGTGCTCTCCGCTCTTCCAACTGAGCTACATTCCATTATGCTTTTCGGACCGGCCTCCAGTCAACAGGATAAGCAATAACCTTTTCCCATGGGTTGTTTGAGCATAGTCGCAAGTAGTTTCTGTTCTTCCATTGATATCATTGGTTTCTGCACAACTGCTTCTATGCAAATTCAGCCGAATCATAAACCGCCTGTATACAGACAGCGTAATTCTAACCGAATCAAAGCGGAAAGCCCGGAATCGAACCGGAACCCAGGGAGCGACCCTGTCAGTCTACCATTAACGTACTTTCCACATAACCCGGATTCCCGGGTTAGCAAGGTATTTAACGTGCTATGCCTAAACACGAGACGTTTCGGGCTACGTCAACACCGCCTATACTGTCGCGCACCTCTGCACGGGTTGGATTCCACTATTCAGTTATATGCTCACAAGGAGGTATGCCGCCATGCACTAACGGCAATGGTACGTGTCGGAAATTGCATTCGCTTTTCAACCTCATGCTTCTTGTGTTAGCTAAACACTGCATTTTCTATTAAGGACACGTACCCAAGAAAGGAGGAATCAATGAAAAAATGCATCTATGTCAAGTGACTGTAATCACTTACGAATCTTCCTTATGAATACATTTTACCACAGACTCTTCAAAAAGTTGTGGTACATGTTTTAGCCAATTAGAGCATATTCCGGAGCTTTTCCACATATCTTTTAACAAGATCGCGTTCCTCCCGGCACTCTGCGTCCTTGGACATATCGCTCATTTCTGTAGTGAGTTCGTCGAGATGTTCTTCCAGAGCGGCAAGCATCTTCCTCTTGCAGTCCTCAGATTTGCCGGAACGATAGCTCTGTTTCTGTGTCATATAGTCGTCATAAGCATCTCGTCCATCAGAGCGGCTGTAATGTCCTCTGACATAATGCTCACCGCGTCTGGCATAAGAACTGCCCCAGTCGTAATCCGGCATCATTCTGCCGTCATTTGCACTGTATCTCCCCATGCTGTCACGCTTTCTTCCGCGTTCGCTGTAATCGTCATTATAGCCGCCACGCATCTCATCAAGGACAGTGTTATAGTACTCCACTTTTTTGTCCCAGTACTGTGTATTCTTGATATCTTTGTACATGTCAATCAGCTTATACGTCATATCCAGATTTCCAGTGGTCAGTCCATTATCAGCAATTTTGGAAAGCTCGTCTTCGATTCTTGCGCATAAATCCTTAATATCTCTCATAACTGCACCTCCTACGCTTCTCTGGTTACAACAATGTTTGCGTTTGCAACAGAAATTGCCTGATCGCTAGTGTTCTCTACCGCGATGTTAACGCAACATCCGCGAGGTACGTCAATATAAATGCCAGAGGACACATTGTTGTACTGGTCTACTGCCGCCGGCGTGGAAATCATCTGTGAAGATAATACAGGTTCGCCAGAGATTGCAATCGCCAAAGAGATAGCTCCGACAGTTCCACCTGTTGGAATTGCGATATTACCAGAAAAATCCACAAAGAATCTAGCCTTGCACTGGTTAGTCAATCCTCTCAGAGTGATGATTCCACTTCCCTCTCTGTGCTGAATGCAGTTAGAACCCTTAACTGCTGTATTTGAAAATACTACGTTTCCATTAGCTGCTACAGTCTGAGCAGCTACACTTGTAAATTCTGCCATAATTTTTACCCCTTTCATATCACAAAAGGACAGGTCTCAGCCTGCCCCTCTGTGTAATACGGCATAAGCCGACATCCGAAATCAATCGAAAGATACTCTCGATATGAAGTTATCAGCAATTGCATCCAGTGTTACATCCGCATCCGTAATATGTGTTCGGATTAGGGACCTGATATGCCGGGATCGGCGCTGGATTGATTGCATTAATGAGCTGCTGCGTCTGAGAAGCCATTGCAGTTGTGAGCAGTGCGCTCTGGCGATCCTGAGAAGCGGCACGTCTGAGATCATTGTTCTCGGCCTGCAGGTTAGAAATCTTTTCATTGCAGAGATAGTCAAGAATCGCTCTTGTCCCTGCGTTCTGGCTGTCGATAATGTCTCTTGTGTTGCTGTTCATCGTGTTCTGCAATGCGCAGGTGTTCTGCGCCATATTGTAGTTTACGCCCTGGATAGCTTCCCTGGTTTCACAACAGCAGTTCGCAAGCTGTGCCTGAAGTGCATTGGTATTCTGCATATTCGCTACAGTATCAGCATTGATCGCCTGCTGGATGCCGAAGCCAGTCTGCATGATATTGGTGTTGATTCCATTGAATCCGGTAAGCATGCCATTATTCATGGCATAAAAGCCATCACAGAGGCCGCTATTGATTCCGTCAAGTTTGCTGATTACTGCGGAATTGTCAAATCCTCTCTGAATATCTGCCTGAGTAGCTGCTGTGGCTGCATATCCACCGCCGTTTCCGTTATTACCCCAGCCGTTGTTTCCCCATCCGAAGAAAGCAAAAATGAATAAAACAATAATCCACCAGCTGCCATCTCCGCCAAACATGCCGTCATTTCTATTGTTCCCGGTCAAAAGAGCAACGTCTGATGCTGTTAAATTTCCATCCATAATATAATCTCCTTTTTGTGTATTTACATCAATCTGGCCAGATTGTAATGTACTATTTCATTCCTTTCAGCATGTGTTGAAACTGTCCTGCCATCTGCTGAACCTGATTAAGTTGCTGTTGGGAAATCTTCCCAGACTGTAACATCTTCTGGACTTCTTCCTTCGGGTCTCCCTTAAAATTCTGCTTAAACTGCATAAACTGCTGTATCATCTGCATTGGTCCGTTTCCCTGTGGCATCCCACCACCAAGTGCATTAAACAATGGATTACTCATCTGCATTTCCTCCCTTGGCTGCTGATTCCTGTACGGTATTAGCTCTAACAGGTTCAGAAAAAGAATTCAATCGGTTTATGATAGCTTCGTATTTGCCCTTTAAATTGTCGTATTCCTGTCTTGTGACGTATTTATTGTCCATGTTCTGAACAGGCTGTTTAGGTGGCATCTGAGTGCCTACCTCGTGGTATTCAAACGTCCGTAATGGCTGTGGCATACCGGAAACGTCTGTGGATTTTATGTAGAACTTTTCGCTTTCACTGTCCATCAGTAAAACACTTGTTCCGGGTGCTACCAGATAGGATTTTGCACCTACTTCTCCAGATACCCACAGGATACCATTGCTATTCTGCTGGGGTTGCTGTACTGGTTGAGCTGGCATCTGGACAGACTGTTGCTGAAATTGGTTCATCTGCCCCGGAACGCCAAAACTATATTGATAAGGATTGTTATATAATGCCATCTCGTACACCTCCTATGACTTATTCTATGACTTTCTATAGCTATATTTTTGCATAGATGTACCAATCTAAAAAGTTCAAAAAAGTGTCAAAAAAGTATTGACATGTCACTCATTGAGTGATATTATAATATCAGAAACAGGGAAGATATAAAATTAAGGAGGAACAAAAATATGTATAAGGATTATCGTTATATTAACGCCGGACAGAATGAGATTTACAGATATGGTCATAAGGCTGTAGAAAAAGTTCAAGCTTGTCTAACGCCTAACGACCAGGGATGGTTGAGTATTCCTGTTGATGGTGGCAAATATTGGACTATTGGAACCAGCGAAGGGAAATATGGAGAATTTGCCAAAGTAAAAGATACGATTTTTTCCGTAAACAGTGTGGGCTACATGTATGCAAAAGTGGACAGCCCAAAAGGTGAAAAATTTGTGGAAGCAATCAAATTTATGATTGCTGAAATGAATCGAATAAACCAGGAAAGGTTGGACGCGTTAAAAGATGGTGAAGAGGAGGAAGAAGAATGAAGTTCAAAGAAATTCGTTCATTTTCTGGATTAAGCCAACAGGCTTTTTCCGATAAATACAAAATTCCTAAAAGAACAATTGAAAACTGGGAGGGTGGTAAACGTAATCCTCCAGAGTATGTTATTAGTTTGCTTGAGAGAATTGTAAAAGAAGATATTAAAAAATAGAAGAA